ATCACCCGCAGGCGCGTTACGCCCAGGCACAAGGCCGGTACTGGGAGGAGAATAAATTGGCAAAGGATAGACGTCCGGGGCATTTCCCTAGCGGGTGAAGTTCGTACCAAGTCGAACACAGTCCAATAAACTAGTCGGTCACTCGGACTGCCGCGTTCCCTCAAAGCCTATGCTTTGATAAAGGGAGCGCTGGACCGACTAGGGGTGTGGGGTGGGGGTAAAGGTGGAAGGCGACGCTCGACGGAGCGTGCGAGAGTAGCTTGATGACACAGTTGTAAGACGAGAAGTACCTCGACAGAACCATAAATGCCACACTGGTTGGCATGCAATTCGGATCTGGCGGGAGAAAGCGATGTTGGGGTTTTGGACCCCACGCGTTACTTGATTCTGATAGTCACTGGCTCACTGCCTTACTGAAACCAATATCCCCATTCTACACCCGCGGTTTTGAAGCCGCTTCTACGCAAACGTGGGCCCAGAGATCCTCAAGGGGCGTTGCATGAATGCATTAATCATTAGCGTAAGACCGCACTGGTACCCTGACAGAACCATAAATGCCACACTGGTTGGCATGTAATTTGGATCTGGCGGGGGAATGGCAGCTTTGATGAGTGCAATAAGACGACGACTTCGCGAGGTGCTACAAAGGATACACAGCGGAATGCTTTCCGGCTGGGCTATTAACATGAATGCGTAAGGACGCTGTACGATGATTCAGCGGTATAATACCGATCGGGGGCGGGTTTCAACCCTCCGAGGCTTTACCACGTTCCCACCTCACGGGATCGTACCCTCCAAGACATAAAATGACCAATCAATTATATGAACAGTCAACGGCCGCCGGATTAACATCAGCGAGAGCGGCCACCCATGTTTTGGAGAAGCTAGACACCCCTGAAGGGGCTATGTTGGAAGATGGGCGAGGTGCTGACGAGCACTCGAGCCCGGCTGTGCGGGATGAACGCATGGCCATCGCGACGCTCTGCGCCGCGCCGCACGCGCCCCCGCGCGTGAGTGACGCGGAGCGTCACACCAGCGACCCGATGGAAACATGCTGGTTCATCGGGATGAGAGGAACTGGCCTTTCTCACTCGATGATTGAGCAATGCCTCACGCAAGCACCTCAGATGGAGCTGATTCGTGGGGGGTTGTTCAAGGCTTTGTGCACTCCCAGCCCGCGCACCAATGGGTATCACTGTGTCAAGTTCACAGGGGATCCTAAGTGCTTCATGAAGTTGAGCCCTCAGAGTAGGAATGCTCTCTACGACGAGCGCGGCTGGGTGCAGCAGCATGTCAGGCGCGGTTTCAAGACTCAACAGAGGAGTCGAGCCCCATTTAGCGTTTGGAAGGACAAACGCAGCACTGCATTTATCGTACTTTGGGTCGATTGTGAGAGTGTCTATGAATTCGTTCATACTTTCTGGTTTCTCAGCGCGCATGATCGCAACGAGCTGATGAAGGCCATGAATGGCAACACCGACCTCCTGCGCGAAGGGCCAGGTTACGTATGGGTGCATGAAATTCCAGATGGGAATTACTTCTCCGTGCTTCGCATGGTCAAGGGGCAGGCTATCGCAGACTTGTCTGCGTATGATGATGACGACAAGTCTGACAGCGAGTCTGACGACGGTGGGTTTATGGGGGCTGAGCCGGCTGCTAGTGCAGTGGCTGGAGGGGAATCGGAGGAAGCGGACGATGAGTCGGTCGTGGCCGAGTACACCACTCATCTGCCGGATGCGCAGTGCGCTGAAGTTGTGCGTCCTTATGTGAAGTGGTTTTCCAACGCGCACAAGGGCATCCAGTCTGAGCCGTCTACCAAGGCGGCTCGCGATTGGAACATGCTTCATGCCCTCATCGACTGCGCGGGACCTCGTGACCGCTCGTTGGACCACGGGCCGCGTGTGGACTGCTGGCAGCCCGATGCCAAGGGGGCGAAGAAGCCGGCCGGCAAGAAGAAGGGGGAGAAGTCGGGTGCGCAGAAGACCAGGGACGCGCAGCGCATGAGGCAGTGGCTGGATGACGCCAATCCAGACATCGCTGAAGCTTGGGTGAGAGCGCGCAGGCCTGATCCTGCTCAGGTGCCTCAGACTAATGATTATCTCGCTTCTTACGCGCATCGGCGCACGAGAGATCAGGTCTACTCCAAGGGAGTCGAGGAGCCTGACTTGTTTCTGTTGCCTTCGTATGTGGCGGACGTTCAAACGGGCCGGACGGCCTACATGGGACCCATGACCAGGGGTCTCATCCAGCAATTGCTGATGATCGGGAACATTGAGCTGCAGCCAGGCCCAAACCCAACACTCGCTGCCAACAACTATGGGCTCATCGCCGATGTTGACGAGGCTTATCGAGCTGGCGTGCTTTTCATCCTCTCTCATCACGCTGACACGTGCTCCACTTACGGACACGCACTCGACGCTTCACTGTTCTGCGCGGTGGCTTCTCCTCTGGTCAATGGCGCGCCTGCAGCCGCTCACGCGAACGTGTATTGCGGGCATCCTGGAGCACACCCAGGGGATTGGTCGGTTGCCATCACGTGGCCTGACGCACGATCCGACAAGTTCGGGAAAGCGTATCGCAGGTATTGGGATGGGTATGAGTGGGCCGTCGAGGCTTGCTCTAAGGCTGGAGTCGTCAGCTATCACCGAGACCTCGAAATGCTGTATTCCACTTGCACGTTGGAAGGGCGCTTGACGCCTCTCACTGACACAGGCTCGCGTCTTGAGTCTTGCAGCGTTCACGTGTTTCGCAACGTGCCATCGGTGGTGACCATCCCACGCCCCGTTCGCAGCCGTGTCATCCTGATGGGTGGCATCGTGGTCCGCATTTTCCGCGGTTGCAACGTGAGCTCGATTCATGTGACTGGACCTCGCCCTATGGACGATTTCATTCCAACTCCAGTGCTGCGTGAGGTTGAGCAGACGTGGGCGGGAATCGGCACTTCGCAGAACGCTGCAACGGCTTCGGTCTCAATCATGCGCAGCGGCGGTGTGAACGGCGAGCTCATTGGAGTCCTCAACGCTGCACTCGCCAAGGACATGCTGGGGTCGGCAGCGCTGACGGCTTCGTCGACGGCGTCTTACCGCATGCGCGCTATAACTGATGCGCGCAACGGGCAAGGGCGCGTGAGCTTCTGGCAATACGTTGTGGGACGCAATGAGGCGCAGCCTGACTACGCCGTTTTCTTGCGTCAAGAAGCTCCTCCTTGGCCAGTCGTGTGGAGCGCTCGAGTTGCTTGTTTGGCGGTCGGTGGTGTCGCCGTGTACGTGGCTTGGCACAGGGGATTGTGGCTGACAGAGGCTTTCAGCAGGCGTTCGTTGGACGTGTTTGCAGAGTACAAGTTGGCCGCACAAGATCGCATCACAGCAGCCGCCGCTGCCGCTCAGGCCGCAGCTGACTACTCCAACCAGCAGCTGCGTCTGCTCGGGGATGACACTTTGGTGCGGTCACTTGTCAGTGCTGGAGACTTCCGTCTCGCACAGGCGTGTGATAGGGCAGTCGAGACTGCCGGGTCTTCATGGGCCGGACGCGCCACGCGCTCCTTCAGTGACAGCTGCCGAGCCATCATCCGCCGCGTCACGCGGCATGACATGCCTCCGGCCCTGTTGGCCTTCGATTTTGGCCGCGCCCGATATGACAAGTTCGCTGCTTCGGTCGCTTTGTGGGTCTTTGATGGGGATCACGCCGGGGTGCCGTACTGTCAGCAGTGGATTGCAGGCCTTTCGTCGGCTCTGATGCGATGCAACGCCATTCCTTTCCTTGAAGAGTGTTTCAAGAGGTATTTTGGATGGCCTGGCGTGATGGCCATAGTAGCCGTGGAGACCTGGAACGATCTGGGGAATGGAGGTAATCTGCTTGGAAGCTTTGCATATAGAGCTTCCGCACATTCCTTGCTCCAATGTCTGAATCCGGTCACCGCCTACTTTGCTCATTCCAGCATCAACTTGGTGTCCTTGTTGTCCCCATTCGCCGGCATCCCAATGCTGGCAGCTCCCTGGTACGCGCACGCCATGGCCGCGGGGTACTGTGTGGTCCAGAAGGGCCTGGTCTGGTGGAAAAGCGACGGGATGGGGCGCCATTCCAACGACCACGATGCCTTCCTGCGCGGACTCACTCCGCCCCTCGACCCGTTGATGAATCTGACGTTGGTGCGGAAGCGCTTGGCCTTGTGCCCTGTCAGCCCAGCTTCGGTCGTCCGTTTGTATCCGAGCATTCTCGACATGGCATCATACTACTCCGGTCTGGGAAATCGCTGCCACTCAGCTCGAGGTCGAGTTGGGCAGGAAACACCGCACATCACTGACTACATGGCAATGGGGGACGTCCATTCAGCCTTGGTGCGTTTGGCCAAGGCAGCAGTCAGCGACCACGGAGTGCTGGAGCCCAAGGATTTCGACGAGTTCGTGTCGAAGTTTCCGCCAGCGAAACGCGCAGCTTACATCCAAGCAAAAGCAGAATTCGATACATCAGGCACTCAGCCAATCCGTAAACCAGAGTTGTTCAAGGATTTCCGCGCTCGTGAATGCGCATGCTTTCTCAAGCATGAACTGAATGTGGAACGGCCGGACGTGATCACTGTTCACGATCAGTTTACGTGGCGTAGAGTCGCCGGTGTCCCTCGAACCATCTGCCCCCGCTGGTTGCCGCTTCAGGCAGCTTTGCTGCCTTGGATTCTCAGCGCTGATGAAGTCATCAAGCAGACCTTGACGGAGCGCTCTCGTGAGTTGTTCGGTGTCGAGGTGCGTTTCGCGTCTGGTTTGAACCCTGAGCAGATGTCGGCGATGTGTCACAAGTTGATGGCTGAGTCGGGAGTCGACGTGGTCATTGTCAATGGTGATGATGGGATGTTCGTGCACAACGGGATCGCTTACTATGTCGATGGTGAGCGTTGGGACGCGCATTTCCGGGCCGAGCACCATCACGCGATCATTGAAGCGTATCGGCTGATGGGCATTCCCGACGATCTGATCGAGGCGATGCACATCCTTGTGAAGCGTGAGCTCAACTGGGGTGACGGACTGCGTGCAACAATCTATCGCAACAACGCATCGGGCGAGAGTGACACCACACTTCGCAACGGCCTTTGCAACTTTGCGGTAATCTTGTGTTGCATGATGGGTGCTGGCGACTTTGAGGCATTCCTGGTCAAGGCCAAATCGATCGGGTTTGTGTACACCAAGGAGGCTGCTCAGCGTGTCGTCACCGACCCGTTCGGCGATTTCTGCGCCCGCGTCTGGTTCTGGAC